GTCACTTCTCGCTTTGAGGAGTACCTTACTGAACACGGTATGAGTATTAAAATCGAAACGTCCTGCGCTCTCGAGTTTGCAGGTTTCTTCCTCAACCGTTATGGCGGTTTTCCAGATGTTTTGCGTCGCGCCACCAAATTTGTGTCAACCGTTTATCGTGACAAGAAACACTATGACGAATCCGTTATTAATCTTCGTGCGGAACTTGCTATTATTCGCGACAACACCGCATTTCTTTATGGTTCACATCAATGCGCCAATTATTACAATGAAGTGCAACGGACACAACCTGTATCAGCCGGCCAGATTCAACTTATTGCCGGTGCCATGTACCATGAGAGTTTTAACGAATATTCCAATCTCGTCGAATTTGACAAGAATATTCTAGTCTTTCGTGGTTGTAATCTCCTTAATTAAGATCTTTTGTGTGTGTAGTTGATCTTTATGGTCTACTACACCTTAGTTAGTTTTGCTCTTTATTTCTTTCCCTCATGGTTACCACAGTTACCCGTACTGTCCGTAATAGTAATCGTCGTCGTCCTCGTGTTAATACCCGTGTTACTATTCGCCGTCCTCGTCCTATTATTGTTCGTCCTGGTCGTCGTCCCCGTCTTGTTCGTGCCACCGCTCCATTGCTCCGCACTAATATCCAGAATCGCCTTAAGCGTTTAAAACGTGGTATGACTCGTCCGACTCTCATGAATTCTAACCGCCCTTATCTTTTAGGTAATGCCACTTCCACCAACCCTAATCGTCCTCGTGCGGTTTATTCTTCTCAACCACTTTCTCAAGCAGGTATGGCTTTCTTAAAATGCGCTTTTGCTCCGCCTGATTTCACGGAAACTCAAGTCCAAGGTGTTCCTGATAATTTCCGTGGTCTCACTCTCCTTAAGAAACACCGACTTGTCAATTCTTATTCTTTAACCGCAGGTACTGATTATTACGCTCTTCTTTGTCCAGTACCCGGTATCGCTTATTTCTTAGCCACCACGGTCGCTGGTGTACCTCCCACTGGTGCTACCATCTGGACTGGTGTACCTTATTCCGACTATTCGACTCTCTTCGGTGCCAGTGCTAACACCACTTCGGATGTTGTCAATAGTTTTCGGTATGTATCAAATCATATGGAACTCATATGTACTACCAATCAAATGACGTGGTCTGGCTCAATTTCATCTTTTAAATTACCCATCAAACTTATCATGAAACCAGGTGGTCTTTGGACGATCACTGGTCTCCAATCCACTCTTTCTACCAACGTCAATCAATATACTGGTTCTTTGTTTGATGGAGTCTTTTCTGGTGCTTATAATTGTGCGCCTGATTTCGAATTTGTACCTCTTCTCGAAGCACAACCCAACGCACGTGTCCCTGATGTAGTTGTCGCCGGCATTGACTTTGGCCAGTTAGTTAGCGGAGCTAGTGGTTTTACCGGTTTCGATAATTCTATGGAAAGTCTTTGTCTTAAGATTTCTGGCGTGACTACTACTAATTCAGTCATTTTCAAAACATGGGCGTGTGTCGAATACACTGCTCTCGATAATTCAGTTGTATATGAATACCAACGCGGATCTCCCCCTGAAGACGAGCGTGCACTTAAATTGTATCGTGAAATCGCTCTTTCGCTACCAATAGGTGTTCCTGTTCGTGAGAACGCTGATTTCTGGCAGCGTGTTCTTCGTATTATCCGCTCTATCTCGGCAGTTGGTGCTGCTTTACCAGGTCCTTATGGCGCTATTTCATCTGGCGTCAATGCAGTCACCACTGGAATTTCTGAACTTGTTTTCTAAGACATGTTCAAAATGCATAAGGGGTTTTGTGTGTGATTTTCTTCTTATGCGTTCACGGTCGCTTATCCGTTTTGCTCTTTTCTTCTCACGTTACCTGCAGTTTCGTAAATGAAAACTTGTCCTTATTGCAAACTTGTTTCTTTCACCCGAAAACAACATGTCGCGCATCTCATCTCGGCTCACCCAACCAACCATCACAAGAATCTCGTTACCTGTGGAACTTCGCAATCTGTCCCAACATCTGCATCTCACCCAATCCCAAGTTCAACAGCTCTTCCTCCTCGTCGAAGCCATCCAATCGGAACTCCGTCAATTACCCATCCCGACTCCAACTACTCGGCTCTTGTTACCCATCTCTCAAAACGATCCCTTCCTTGCTCGATCCCCTCGGCGCAGATGGAACTCGTTCATAATGGCTGCAACAACCGTATCGGGCTCACCTTTACCGACGGATCTCAGTACGAGCTGGTTCATCTCGACTATTGCCCTGGATTTATC